AATGATTTTATTAGACAGGAGGTAGAAGAAGTGGAACGGGAACTTTTGATTTTGGAAGGTAGTGTTCAGGAAAGTACAAGTAAAAAGAGGGGCGGTAGTAATGATAAGAAAAGTAAAGATAGTAAAAAGGCGTCAAGGAGTGGGAAACCAGAAGCTGACACTGCCAAAAAGCAGCTACAGAGGAAATTGGAAGAATTGCGTGCTAAAATGTCAAAGGTTGAGTTAGATAAGGAATTTGTTCCAAATACATTGGACCATTTGAAGAGATATGATAGGGAAGATTGGTTGGGAAAGTCATTTGCTTCGGATATTCCTGAGTCGGTTGTTGAAAAGATTATGCTATTGGATGTTGATGCGATGTGGAAGATTCTGCTGCTAATGGGAATTGGAGTTTTCACAAATCATACTTCTAGAGATTATGTTGCTATTATGAAGGAATTGGCACAGAATCAACAGTTGTATTTGATTATTGCTAGTACTGATTATATTTATGGTACAAATTACCAGTTTTGCCATGGATACGTGGGAAAGGATTTGAATAATTTGACACAAGAAAAGTTAATTCAAGCTTTCGGAAGAGTAGGTAGGAAAAACACAAAAAATGATTATAGTATTCGATTGCGTGATGAAAGATTTATTAATACATTGCTACTTAAAAGTGAGAATATGATTGAAGTTAATAATATGAACAGGTTGTTTGCTTAAGATAAATATCTAAAAATTAAATATTTATATTATTGATTAAACTGAACCACCGAATGTAGCATACAATCCAAATGCTACAGGATGTTTTTCCCAGATTTTAGTCCAAATATTTTTTTTTGCGCCACCACGGAGACGCAAAACCAAATGAAGCGTTGCTTCCTTTTGAATATTATAGTCACTCAATGTGCGACCATCTTCTAATTGTTTACCTGCAAAAATCAAACGTTGTTGATCAGGAGGGATACCTTCTTTATCTTGGATTTTAGTCTTAATATTCTCAATCGTGTCCGACGGTTCGACGTCAAGAGTAATAGTTTTGCCTGTAAGTGTCTTTACGAAAATTTGCATCTTATAATGATTTATGGCTTGACTTATTTAAGTCAATTTTCAATATTTTTATCTAGTATTTTGTAGACGATTCTATTTTAATTAGTACAAATTACGTATACTTATTTATTTTTGCCTATGTTATATTTAAGTGCATTAATTGAAGCGAGATGGTTGGTTTTTAGATATCTATATATATTTACACCAATCCTTCTGAAAAACCAAGAAATGATAAATGACATTCCTAAAATGACAGATCTGGGTGCATGTATAACACGTCTAAGTATTATTGCTGTCAGAGCTAATGTAACTGAACCAATTATTCCTTCTATAATATTTTCATCAGTTAGTAATACTACACTGGGCATCTTATATATACTAGATATTTTAAGCTATTATGGCATGCCAAAACCACCTCTGCCTCTACCACCTCCGCCTCTACCACCTCCGCCTCTACCGCCTCCGCCTCTACCACCTCCTCCTCTACCTGCACCACCTCCTCCTCTACCTGCGCCACCTCCTCCTCTACCTGCGCCACCTCCTCCTCTGCCTGCGCCACCTCCTCCTCTGCCACCGCCTCTTCCTCCGCGACCACCACCTCTTCCTCCTCTGCCGCCACCTCTTCCTCCTCTACCAATAGGCATGGGGAACCATCCTCCGCGGCCGGGTCTACCTTTACCTCCACATCCAAAAGGAAATGGGCATGGACTAGGACCCACATTTTGAAACATAGGAGTTAAAAAGGCGGGTGTTTGCATTACAATTGGAACACTCTCTGATGTGGTGGCATAATTACTAAATAGTAATAGAATCAACACAATAAATGCTAATATAATGAGAATATTATATGTTTTCATTATACTATTGATTTAGAAATTAAAACCAGAATCGTCTTCGTCCTCTGCGTCTCCAACGACGTCTTCCTGGTCTAGGTCCTCTCCAAAGAGGCCCTTGTCCAAAATTATATCCAAAATAAGGAGCTTGTAAATATACTACACTATCAGTTTGCGCTGTTTGTTGTTGTTGTGACATTTGTGAAAACATATATACAATAACTAAGATAAGTCCTACCATAACAAGTTGTTCTAATTCCATATAGAATAAGTAAAGACTATTTTATTTTCATAAAATTTTTGTGAATCCGGAGTTTGAGTTTTTCACTTGCGCTGTTTTTAATTGTATAATTAAATTCATAATCAGTCTCAAAATTTTTATCCAACTTTTTATTCTTTATCCATAAAGTAAAGTATCCCAAATCAAATTCTTCAGTTAAATTGTAATGTTTTGCTATTAAAATTTGATGATCTCTGAATGTTCTACCTTTGAACCGTTTTCGTTTCCTATAAATTTTTATTCGTTTTAATTTACAAATCTCAAATTTTTTTTGGATATAATGAGGTATGTTACAACCTTGTTCTGTCATTTCTTCTTCCATTGTTTGCATCTGTTTTGTTAGATCTATTAGAGGAATGTCAAGGTCCTTACCTAGCCTTACAAGGAAAAGCCAAGTGTTTCTTTGGTGGTCTTTTAAATCTATATTCTTTTCACCTTCGTTTATCACTCTTTCCAAAAGTTTTTTATTAATATTTTTACAAACCTTTCGTTTCTTTTTTTTAAGGTATTTGTTTCGACAAGCATTTCCTATCTTTATCGCTGAATTCGGTTTACTCAGAACTTGGTAGAAATAAATCTTTGATGTACACCATGTTCCACATACACATTGCATTGGTAGACCCTTCAGGTCTAGTTCTTGTATACTAATAATTGAATTTATAGCGTCATTTTTGTTAGTTTTTCCAGTGACTTCTGTAATATTTTTTTCGAAGTTGGTTTCGTTGGTTTTTGGTTTTTTTGATAGAGCTGATGTTTGAGAAGCCATGGTATATATATGTTATAGTTGTTAAATGATTAATGTTTTTACATCTAAGTTTCAATTTTTTATAATAATTTTCTAGGAAAATAATTATAATTTATTAAAGATTATGATAAGCAGATTACGCTTAATTGGAGTATGCAAGACCACCCATACCACTCATGACACGAAGGACATTGTAGTTGGTAGCGTACACACGGACCTTAGCGGTCTCGTCTCCACCGATGGCGTTGGTGGAAAGGACAAGCTGAAGAGTAGCGTTGTCAATACGAGAGAAATTGCATGTTCCAGATGGCTGGTGCTCCTCAGGGCGAAGTGCGAATGAGTAGACGTTGATACCAGTGTCTGGGGAACGAGTGTGGTGCTGGTATGGCTGAACAAGGTCGAAGTAGGTACCTTCACGCTCACTGAAGCGATCCTGTCCGTTAAGCTGAAGCTTAGCGGTAACGACTGGGTTCTGTCCCCAACAATGCATGTTAAGTGCGGTCTCAGCAAGAACGAATGCTCCAGCATCAGATACACCAGAATCACCAATCGCAGAGATTGGGAAAGGTGCTGAAAGTGCAGGTACAGAGCAGTCGGCGTTAAGAATTTCTCCCCATTGGGAACCGGCGTTGATATTGCCATCGGCACCTGGGTCTTGGAAAAGACCGCGGGAAGCGATGAAAGAAACATTAGCGCCACCTGTTGCTGCGTTAGTAAGTTGGTCATATCCAGAGAAAGCTCCGAAAGATGGCACAAGTGCATCAAGAGCATCAGTGTAGTTGAATGGCTGGGCACCAAGTGCGGCATTCAAGTCACGGTTCTTAAGGAATGACTGGCAGTAATCGACATTTTTGTCTGGCTGGACGACAAAAACAAGCTCCTTACAAGGATGATTGAAGTTAAGCTTGATTTTGTTACTTGAAGAACCAACAGACTCATCTCCCGTGAACTGAAGCTGCTCAATCAAGTACTCGTGTGGGTTTTGTGCCATACGTCTACGCTCATCAGTATCAAGGAAAACGTAGTCAACGTAAAGGGATGCAGCAACCAAAGATTTCTGGTATGCGGCTCCGTCTTTAACAGAGTTTCCGTCAGCGATAGCTGGAGTTTGTACATTGGCACCCTGTGTAAGATCGCTCACAGCGAAAAGAACCTCATCAGAAGGACGAAGCTCAAGGTTAATCTTAACCTCGTGGTACTGAAGGGCAATCAAAGGCAAGGCAAGGCCTGGGTTGCGGCAGAACCAGAACTGAAGAGGAATGTAAAGGGTTGTTTCAGGAAGAGCGTTACGTGGGGCGCATACTGCGGCTGGGACATCAGCTGCGGCACATGCACTGTCAACATCAGCGAATGAAGGATCAATCAAGTAGGTAAGCTGCGTGGTCTGGCCAACCATTTTGTTGTATCCGCGTTCCTGCTCAGCGGTAAGGGTAAGCTGGTTCCAGATGTGCATCCAGTCTCCGTACTGTCTGTCGATGCGCTGGCCACCAATCTCAACCTCAACCATAGAGATAAGCTGCTCACCAGGGTAATCTAACCAACGAGCGTAAGTCTTCTCGCATGTTCCGGCAGTTTCTCCACAGCATCCCTCTTGGCCAATCTCTGGGAGAGTGACCTGAAGGTAGGTGCGGTATGCAAGATCACCATTTCTGGAGATAGTGCACTGAACACGGCGTCCGAAATCAGCCTGTCCGTTGAATGTTTGTTCAATAGATTCCATAGCAAAGTTAGTGTGTCTGCGGTAGGTCACTTTCCAGAAAGTGATCTGTGGGTTACCTGTAAGGTAAACGTCTTGTGCGCCATAGGCTACGAGCTGCATTAATCCACCTCCCATTTTGTTATACTATTGCTAAAGAAAAAAAAATTTTGATTTTACATTTAAATTAATTTAAAATTATGCTCTCATACGAAAAATATAATTTTAATTAGAACACTACTTATCGTCTTGATTATTTTGATTGATGATATTATTTATGTTGAAATTATTTTCTAAAAATTTTTTTAAATAATCATCTAAAAAGACTTCTTTTTTCCCTTCGTGATTTTTTGTGAAAATATACATGTTTTGTTTTTTATTTATTTTCCAACCTTCTTCTAAAGCATTGTAAAGAAATGCCATCTTATGTAGTTTGATTGGGTCAATAGATAAAGAGGTTTTAATATCATGACTAATATTCATTATTTTTTGGAGAGAAAAGTAAAATTAAAATTTACTTTATTTAACAAAATAGATAATTAAATAAATAGCAATTTATTTATTTAATGCCGTCATTTAAACCAAAGGCTAATAAAAAAATTATGGTATCCAAAAAGTCAAATGTTACGGTAGATAGCAAGCATCAGGAGAAAATGAATGAATTTAAAAATATAGAAGAAGTTATTATTCCAAAACTTCAAAAAGATAAACAAAAGTATAAAAAACAGCTAAAGGTAAAAAATATTACTCTCGACAAAAAATTAGAATTGGAAGATAATATAAAAGAATGTACTAAACAAATTCGAGTATATGAAAAAAAACGGAAAAATTATTTATTAGATAATTCCAAATATGTATTTGATTATTATGAAAAAAAGAAAGAATTGGCGGATGGAAATGATAGCAAAACAAAAGTTCTACATTCATTTTTTAGTAAAACTAATGAAGTAAGTAGTACAAAAAAACTAGAGATAAATAATACTCAAAAATATCTAACTAACATTGATGAATCATTTTTAAATATCAATGACTATTTACTTCAACATGAGGTATGTGAAAAATGCGAAGGTGAATTGATTCCAGTAGAATCAGAAGGAGTAATGATTTGTAAAAAATGTTCAAATCAAATTAATTTTATTATAGAACACGAAAAACCCTCTTATAAAGAACCGCCTAAAGAAGTATGTTTTTATGCATATAAAAGAATAAATCATTTCAGAGAAATCTTGGCTCAGTTTCAAGCTAAAGAAACCACACAAATTCCAGATGAAGTTTTGCGAAATATTCGATTGCAAATTAAAAAAGAAAGAATTACCTTAAAACAAATGAGCAATAAAAAGGCTAAAGATATCTTAAAAAAATTAGGCTATAATAAATACTATGAACACATACCATTTATCAAAGATAAATTAGGCATAAAACCGCCCATTATGAAACCTCGATTAGAAGAGACCTTATGTTGTTTATTTATGGATATTCAAAAGCCATATGCCAAACATTGCCCCGATGATAGAGTGAATTTTTTGAATTATTACTATGTGTTATATAAGATGTGTGAATTGTTAGGTGAAACACGATTTTTATCTTATTTTCCAATGTTAAAAGATCCGGTAAAACGTATAGAACAAGATGATATCTGGAAAAAAATATGTAAAGAACTTCACTGGGAATTTATTCCGACAATATAATTCTTATTAAAATGAATAATAATTATATGAAACTAATTAACGGGGAAATCCAACGAGATTTGCACCCATGCCGAATCCAGCACCAGAGCGAGCTGATACAGCCATGCTTGGCACGTAAGTATCTAAGATACTGAAAGTAGCAGCAGCGGTCAAGGCAATAAGCATGACCTCATCAAGTTTCATACTGTGCTTAGGAATTGCGTAAGCTGCGATAGCAACCATGATACCTTCAACAACGTATTTCACGATGCGTCTGACGAGTTCGCCAATGTCTAAAACTTGTCCCAATTGTCCGAGCATTTTATATAATTCAACAAGAAAAAAAAATATATATATGTAAAAAAATAGTTTAAAATAACATGTATAAAAATAAAGTATAATGGCAGAAAAAAGTGACTATCAGAAGCAATTAAATGGTGATGGTACTAAAAATCCTAAATATGTTGATTTATTGGAGGAAGATAAGCCCATTGCGGGACAAAAATTCGTTTGTGTGAGTTTTGTATCTCCGGATAAAATTCTTAAACAAAAGTCTCTTTTCTACTTTGAACAATTCCTAAAACATTGGGATTTCTCTAAATCAACTCAAAAATTCACACAGTTTCTAAATTTCATGGCATTTAAATATAATTTGAATTTTGATAAAGTTATGGCTGATTTTCAAGAATATACCAAGTCCGAAGCAAATGACTTAACTAAGACCAATATTGGCGATGACTACAAAAATTTCATAGATGCTAAAGAAGAAGAATTGGAACAAGAGTTTTTAGAAAGATATAACTTTCAGACCAGTACTAGAGGTATTAAAGTACGTGGTGCATATCCTACTCAACAAGAAGCAGAGTTAAGATGTAGAATGCTTAGAGAGGTTGACCCAAACCATGATGTATATGTAGGACCCGTTGGAATGTGGATGCCTTGGAATCCAGAGGCATATAAAACCGGTCGCGTTGAATATTTGGAAGATGAGTTAAATCAGTTAATGCATGAGAAAAATAAAAATGAAAAAGAGGCCAAGGTTGCTTTTGAAAAACGTGTTAAGGAAGCTAAACGAACTGCAATTGAAGAGAATGTTAAAATTGCCAAAGATAGTGGGAACAAATTGACACAAAATATCGATGCTGATGGTAATCTTGTAGGTGTTGCCAATATGAACACTACTGAAACCGGGTTGGGTGATAACGTTTCTTCAGCAGATATTCGAAAGGAATTATTCGAGGGCGCAAATATTAGAACACGAGACGGCGATAAAATGGAAAAAAAGATGCAAGCGGAAAAAGATGAGGATGAAAAGGAATCAGTAGAAATGGAAATTACTGAGAAAAAAGATTAAATGATTTTATAAATTGATTTACAAAATTAATTTATATATACATTAAAAGATGACCGATAATTGCAAACCTCAGTTTACATTTAATGATAAACTACCTCCTATGACTAAAAAAGTAGTAGTTATTGATAACGCAACTGAAAAAAAAGCACTACCGGTGAAAAAACCAAAAAAGGAAAAGAAGAAGAAGAAACCCAAACGATGTCAAATGGAAGGTTGTAAAAAGAAATTATCAATTACTGCCTATGATTGTCGTTGTGAAAAAAGATTTTGTAATTTACATCAATGCGCAGAGAGTCATGATTGCACATTTGATTACAAAACCTTTCATAGAAAAAAGTTAGCAGAGAAGGGAGTATTAGGAGGTGGCAAATTTGATAAAGTTGAAAATAGAGTTTAATTACCATTTGCTCTTTTTGACATTGATACGAGGACCCTTTCTTTGTGATTTTGGATCATATGCTTCATCTTCATCATCAGAACCTATATCTTTTGACATTTCCCAGAATTCTTTAGAACCTAATTTGAAATCTCGATGAGGGTCAGCCTTATACCAAAAAATTTGTTCATCCAATTTATTTGATTTGGCATTATTGGCTATTACAAGACATTCATAATTTTCTGTACATTGGTCCATCACTTGACAAAAGCTTTCAAATGTGGGAAACATTCCTGCATAATTTTCATAAATCCTCTTTCTGTTATTGATATATGGTTCGCGAAGAATAAAAGTATAATCAATGTTTGTTCTCAAATTAGGTGGAACTCCTAAAGGGTATTGCATTGTAATTACTAACATAATTTTCCAATGTCTCCCATTCATGAATAAAAGTCTCATTAATTTATCTCTTGCCCAACTATTATCATATAAACAATCGTCTAGAATAACAAAAGCTCTACCATCAATATTACATCTACCATAGGCTTCATTCTCCTTTTTAATTTGTTTAATAACCATTTTTTGTCTTTTTAGAATATTTTCAATAATAGCAGTGTTATATTCATCATGAATAAATAATTTAGGAACCATTTTAGAATAAAATCCATTCCCCGCTTCTGTTCCTGAAATAACTGTTCCAATTGGAATATCTTGGTGATGATATAATAAATCTTTGACTAAAAAAGATTTACCTGTATCACGCCTTCCAATAAGAACAATAACCGGACCAGAAGCTTTTTTAGCATCGAATTTAATATTTTTCATGTCGAACTTTTTTAGTTCCAGATTCATATTAATTTCCGATGATATTAAAAATCCTATTAAATTTACGCAAAATAAATAAGTTTAAAGAAACTATTAATTTTATCTAATAAAACTAATGTTTGACTTGTATTATAAAAAAAATGACAACAGTGCTCTTTTTGAATCATTTAACAATATAGGACTCTATAATGTGCAGAATTATATCCCTTTATACAAACAATTTTTTTCATTAAAAGAATCTAATTATAAGAATCTTAATCTTAATCATCATTTTCATATTATTAAAGTTGAACCAACAAATAAACGCAATAAATTTAACTGTATAATTACTGATGGTCATAAAAAAGAAAAGAAGCTTTGTTTTTTTAAATTCTCTCCACTATTGGACCCAGTGAAATACATGGTGGGCAAATACAAAGATTTAGGGGAAACTAAAAAAATTACTTTGCCAGAATTAAATGAAAACATTTGTCACAAAAAAGTTGTGGATCCAAATAATTCTGCCTATGTGGATAGTTTTTTTTCATATTTAACAAGTCAGTTATATCATAATTGTTATTTTCCTCATGGATTGGATTTTTTTGGTTCCTTTTTAGGGGTTCAGAAGAAATTTATATACAATATAGCGGACGACATAGACTATTTACATGATTCAACTTATTTCCATAAAAATCAAAATGAACAATTCAAAATAGAGAATATGGATATGGGAATGTTAATGGATTTTGACACACGCAATTATAAGAAAAAATTAAATATTGGAGATAGAGTCGCCAATAAAGACGTATCATCTATCAATAATGACGATTTTAAACAGGTTTTTCATTTAGCTGATATTTCAAATGCCCGTTTAACTGAACCTGATTTAGTTTTTGAATTCGATTTACCTACCAGTCGCTCCCGAAAAACAGATTCGACGTGCTCTTCTAGATCATCAAACACAAATACTAATGACAGTTGTTCAGAAGACGGAAATGACGATTCATTTTCCGACGATGATGATAGTGAAGAAAATAGCGAGGAGAATGAATCTTCTAGTAATTGTACCACTTTAGATTCTGATATAGAGATAAACAGTGTCTTATTTAACTTTCCTACACAAATTATTTGTTTAGAATGTATGGATGGTACATTAGATTCATTATTAAATGAAGAAAATGAAATGAGCACGGATGAATGGAGAGCCTGTTTATTTCAAATCGTAATTATGTTGATTGTATATCAAAAAGTATTTCATTTTACACATAATGATTTACATACAAATAATATCATGTTTCAAAAAACCGAAAAGCAATATTTATACTATAGATATAAGCAGCGGTATTATAAAGTACCTACTTTTGGACGAATATTTAAGATTATTGATTTTGGAAGAGCTATTTATAAGTATAAGGGACGAATGATTTGCAGCGATAGTTATCATTCAAAAGGTGATGCAGCCACACAATATAATTTTGAACCATACTTTAATTCCAAAAAACCAAGACTAGAACCTAATATGAGTTTCGATTTATGTAGGCTAGCATGTTCTTTATTCGATTATTTTGTAGAAGATATGAATAATATTGAACCTATAGACTATCTTGCAAAATTGATGGTAGAATGGACACAAGATGATAAAGGCAGAAATATTTTATACAAGAAAAATGGAGATGAACGATATCCTGATTTTAAATTATATAAAATGATAGCTAGAACTGTTCATAAACATACACCACAGGCGCAATTCGAAGGACCCTTCTTTAATAAGTACATAGTAGGCCGTAAAAAAATTAGTAAAAAAGCAAAATTTGTTGATATTGATAAAATGCCCTGTCTAGCGCTAAATTAAATTGAACGAATTTATAGATTTAAACGAATCATTAAATCTATAAACAATGC